CAAATAATGTATGAGAATTTGCCTTTGTGGATGCAACAAGGTGTTAAGACATGGAACAAGGGTGACGTAGAACTAGAAAACAATAGTAAAGTATTAACAGCAGCAACCACAGCAGCAGCTATCAGGGGTAAATCTGTAAACTGGCTATACATTGATGAGGCAGCAATCATACCTAACAACGTTGCAGATGAGTTCTTTACTTCTGTTTATCCAACGATTTCTGCTGGTGAGACAACTAAAATTCTACTTACATCTACACCACTAGGTTACAATCACTTCTGGAAGTTCTGGAATGAATCTGTAGAAGGCGTAAACGGATTTGAAAATATGTTTATACCTTACTATGAGATACCAGGTAGAGATGAGAAGTGGTTAGAAGAACAGAAACAATTACTAGGAGATGTTAAGTTTAACCAGGAGGTTATGTGTGAATTCCTAGGTTCTACTAACACACTAATCAATGCACAGACTATACAAAGACTATCTACAAAAGATCCAGAGTTTCATAATAATGGATTAGATATATACGAGGCTCCAGAGCCTAATCACTTTTACGCAATAACAGTAGATACTTCTAGAGGCATAGGGGGAGACTTTTCTGCTTTTGTAGTCGTAGATATAACAGAAATGCCATATAGAGTAGTGGCAAAATATAGAGATAACAAGATTGCACCTATGTTATATCCTGATATAATAGGCAAAGTAGGTAAAGACTATAATAATGCCTTTGTATTAGTAGAAGTAAATGACATAGGACAACAAGTAGTAGAGATATTACACCAAGAAATAGAATATGATAACATATTAAGCACAGTAAATGAACAACAGAAACAATATGTAAGTCCTGGTTTCGGTAAATCAACGAAACATGGTGTAACTACTTCTAAACAAGTTAAAAGACAAGGGTGTTTTGCATTCAAGTCTTTACTAGAGGAACAAAAACTGTTGGTATTTGATGAACATATAATACATGAGATATCAACTTTTACAGAGAAAGCTAATACATACCAAGCAGATGAGGGTTATCATGATGACTTGGTTATGTGTTTAGTGTTATTTGGTTGGTTATCTAGTCAGCAGTTCTTTAAAGAGATGACTGACATTAATACAAGAGAAGGATTATATAAACAACAAATGGGTGATATAGAATCTAATCTTACACCTTATATTAAGGTAGACGGCCAAGAAGAAGAGTTTGAAGTTATGGGAAATGACTTGTGGTTACTAGACGACGAATACAATCCTAAGAACTTACAGAAAAAATTGAAGAGAATGATAGGTCAGGTAGCACCCAAGTCTCGTATAGAGTAGTGTATATACAAGAATTTTTAACTGTATATACAAAAACAAGAGTCTAATATCTGCCATTTATAAATATGATTGATGATATTAAAAAACTTGTGTCATTCATAAGATAATATAAACCGAGGAGAAAAACATGGCATTTCAGCTATCACCAGGTGTCCTAGTTTCTGAGAAGGATTTAACCAGTGTAGTCCCAGGTGTTGCATCTACAACAGGTGCATTTGCCGGAGACTTCCAGTGGGGTCCAGTAGAAGAGGTCACAACAATAAGTTCTGAGAACCAACTTGTAGAAAGGTTCTTCGAGCCGAACGATACTAATGCAGCCGGATGGTTGACAGCGGCATCGTTTTTGGCTTATGGTAATAACTTGAAAGTAGTCAGAGTTTTAGATGACGACGCAGCACTTAATGCAGTAGCATCAGGTTCAGCAACGTTAATTAAGAACGATGACGACTATGTGAACAATCACTCAACCGGTCAAGGCTCAAATGGTATGTGGGCTGCTAAATATCCTGGCGCTATGGGTAACTCCCTTAAAGTGTCATTTGCGGATTATAGTAATTACGACAACAACTCAGTAGCAAGCGCAACTGTAACAGCAGGTGGATCTGGATATTCTTCAGCTCCTACTGTAACATTTAGTGCTCCTACTAGCGGTATTACAGCAACAGGAACTGCAACAGTTTCTGGTGGTGCAGTAACAGCAATCGTAATCACTAACGCAGGTAACGGATATACTTCAGCACCTACAGTAACATTTAGTGGCGGTGGCGGTTCGGGAGCAGCAGCAACAGCTGTTTTAGCTTCTGATTGGGCTTATAAAGACAACTTCAGCAACGCACCTTTAAGTTCTTTTAACACTTTGTTAAAAGGCGGGTCAAATGACGAACTACACATAATCGTTATTGATGAAGATGGATTGTTTACAGGAACAAGAAATACTGTCCTTGAGAAATTTGAAGCTGTTTCAAAAGCAGCAGATGCTCAAGGCCTAGATGGTGAATCAATATATTACAAAGACGTGATTAACTCACAGTCTAAGTATATCTATTGGACAGACCATCCAGCAGGCGACTCTACTTGGGGTAACTCTCAAGCAGCGCAAACATTTACATCAGACTATACAGCAGGAGAAGCAACAGTTTCTCTTACAGGCGGTGTAGATGACGCTCCAGATAGTGGAGATATCCAAGCAGGATACTTACTATTTGCAGACAAAGATACAATAGACGTAAGTCTTATTATAACAGGTGACATTGGAACAACTGATCAAAAATATATTCAGGACAACGTAGCAAGAGTCAGAAAGGACGCAATAGCATTCTTATCACCACAGAAAGCAAGTGTTGTAAACAACGCAGGCTCTGAGGTTACAAGTATTGTAGCAAACCGTAACGCATTATCAGGAACATCATATTCTGTAATGGACGGTAACTTTAAATACATGTATGATCGTTACAACAACGTATATAGATGGGTTCCGTTAAACGGAGATATAGCAGGTCTTTGTGTAAACACAGACAACGTATCAGACCCATGGTTCTCACCAGCAGGTTATAACAGAGGTGTTATTAAAAACGCTGTTAAACTTGCATTTAATCCTACACAAGCAAATAGAGATGACTTGTATCAAGCAGGTGTTAATCCAGTAATTAACAAACCAGGTTCTGGTATTGTATTACTAGGTGACAAAACTATGCTTGCAGCATCTAGTGCTTTCAATAGAATTAACGTGAGAAGGTTATTTATGGTTGTAGAAAAAGCTATTGCAGCAGCAGCCAAATTCCAATTGTTTGAATTTAACGACGCATTTACTAGGTCTCAATTCACATCACTCGTAACACCATTCCTTAGAGACGTTCAAGGACGTAGAGGATTGTATGACTTTAAAGTTATCTGTAATGAAAGTAACAATACAGGCGAAGTTATTGATAGAAATGAATTCGTAGCTGACATCTTCTTGAAGCCAGCTAAATCAATTAACTTCATACAACTTAACTTTATCGCTACCAGAACTGGTGTTTCATTTGATGAAATTGGCGGGTAACGTATAAATAAAGGTATAGGAGAAAGACATGCCAGACATACAAGCATTTAGATCGAGATTAGGAGAAGGAGGCGTAAGGCCTAACCAGTTCTTAGTCCGAATCAATTGGCCTTCTGTTTGCCCGAGTGGATTGAGTTTAGATGGGTTAGATAACTTATTGGTTACTGGAGCAGCAGCCCCAGCATCCACAGTAAACCCAGCTATCATCCAGTATAGAGGTAGGGAAGTTAAATTTGCAGGCGAAAGAATATTTGATCCGTGGACAATAACAGTAGTAAACGCTTCCAACTTTGGATTACGTTCAGCTTTTGAAGAGTGGATGGATGCAATGAATGGTAGGGCCGATAACGAAGGAGCTTTAAGCCTCCAGGAATACGGCGCTATGATTGAGATAGAACATTTAGATAGGAACGATCAAGTCCTAGCTACTTGGCAGCTCAACCAGGCATTCCCAATAAACTTGTCAGAGATTGCATTACAATATGCACAGAACGACATCTTGGAAGAATATACTGTTACATTCCAGTATCAAGATTACGAATACCAGAAATAAGGTGTTCAAAACGTCTAAAATTTTAGGCTAAGGAAATTATGGATTTATTTGGATTTGAAATAAAGAGGAAGGATAAGTCTACAAATGAGAAATCGTTTGTAGCGCCCTCTGAAGATACGGCGATAGAAAGTATAAGAGCCGGTGGTTATTATGGCACCTACATGGATTTGGAAGGTGTCGCACAAACCGAGGCAGAGCTTATAAAAAGGTATCGAGACATTGCCATGATGGCAGATGTTGATACAGCAGTAGAAGATATCATTAACGAAGGGATTGCACAATTGGAGAATGA